GAAGCTCAAAGAAATTGGGCAAGCGAATCCTCTGGATACTCTCGATCCAATGGACTTGGATCTTCAAAAGAAACATCAAATCAGATTATTGTGCTTAACATACCGCCATGTATTCACGGTGGCTTCAATAAAAATACCACACAAAAAGTTGAAGAAACAATAAGCGCAAACGCTGTACTTTCTTTAAGCACTGGAACGGAAGGGCCACAGAATGTTCCCACAGAACAAGATGGGTTTCCAGATTTTAATCCCCTTTTGATAGAGGCTGAAGCAAAGGTTCAGTACAATCTTACAGCAACATCTCCATCAAGCGTTCCAACAGGCGGAACTTATTTGATTAATTCAAATGTGCAGCCATACAAATTTGGGTTTGCCAAAGTATATGCAGAAGTTGTCAGCGCTTCCGTATTTGCGTAATTTATGAATACAACAAAATGGAGAAAAGGCGAAAGGTATGTGGTAGATAATCCAGAAATAAATACTCTTGAAAATTTTGCTCTTGATACACAATTAAAGAAACAAATAAGTCAAAATCCTTCAGAGCAAAAAACCGCATCAATTCAAATAACACAAACAGAGCCGACAAGAATCACAGAAATTCTTCCACAAGAACAAAATCAAATATATAAACCAGATCTTCCGTCCGAAATTGTGCAATTTTGTTATAATGGAAGGCCAGCGGAGTTTAGGATGTATGGGGGCCTTATTAAATATCTAGACGAATAAAATGGCGGAAGAAGAAAATTTTGTTCATTTGGGATTATTTCCGTTTTGTATCGGAGAAAGAAGTCCATCGGCAGAAAACGCCAGATTTAATGCGATTATATTGCAAGAGACTGGCGCAACAGGGGTTGGAACAATTTATCCAGTTGGAATGACACTTAAAGATGCAATGGCGCTTTACTGGAAATCGTCTTCCGCATCGTGGCAACTATATCAAGAAATATCTGGCCCATGCACAAGATTTGATGAAAATGGAAATATAGTTGAAACTGGAAATTCTTTTGTTTGGAGGGATTCTATTGATGGAACCCTTCCATTAAAAGATGTTAATCAATTGGAAAAGCCACCTTCATTTAAAAGCAGAATATGTCCTGATTTTGACCATAGATTTACTGGATCTATAACAAATTTTAGACAATTCTGTCCTCCAGAAGAACCACCATTTCCACCAAATCCAGTAACAACATCTAATCCGTTTTATCCAGTAAGTTGTTTTTTTGTTCCTCTGGATTTGGGAGTCCCAAACCCCGATTTAAATGTTCCATATAGGATATTAAAAATGGGAGACCTGTATTACCCATCATTGCTTCTGGCGTTTCATTCCTATTCTCGACTATATGTTACAAAATTTTTCATATCGCCAGACAGTAATTTTGGAGCAGATGTATATAAAACCGTTAATTTGATCATCAACCAAAATTCATATAGCATTTCATTGCTTAGAGTTTTGAACTATACAGCAGATGCCGAATATAACACACAAATTGGCGATGAAATCATTATTGATACATGGACGCCATAATAAAAACAGTATTAGATAACGGGGGATCTATTGCTGGGGGCTTTGTGAGGGAATGGGTGAGATTCGGAGAGCCCCAAAATAAAGGATGGAATGATGTTGATGTCTTTTGCGTTAAAGAAACAAACAAACAAGCTATAGAAGCAAAGTTGCGCGAGCTTGGGGTTGCTGTTGACTTCAGGGCACAACCACCATTTAACGACTATTATTGCAATTGCTGGATGTTTGATGGGGAAATAAAACCAGTAGAAGCAACAAACAAAAAATTTTCCGTGGAAGAAATCAAAGAACAAACAATTAACAGTCAGGCAAAACCCATCGGAGGGGCAGCATTCCGAATAGACAAAATCATCTCATTCTTTAAAAATGGATGGGATGTTTATTTCTTGAATGGGAAATTGGCAACAAAAGAAAAAATAATACAACTTGCCAAAAATCCAATAATTGGAACTACCAACTTAAACAGAGTTGAGATTTAGTTAATCTTCGGCCTGACAAATTTAATATCTCTGGTTTTCCCTCCGTAGAAAACCTTCTTCTTAACAGTTTCAAATTTTCCCTCGCGAACCATGTTGTAGATTCGCGGGCTTGAAAGACCCGTCTTCTGTATAACCTGATCAACCGTTCTCCATCCTTCGGCGTTCATCGCCTCGATGGTGGTCTTCTGATTGTGGCTGTCAAACGACTCCCACATGCTGTCCCAAGACGGGACTACAATTTTATCATTGGAGCTTTTTGCTCCTCTAGTTTTGCTATAATGGGTTGCCATGTGTATGTTCCTTTGTTGACTGTAAAAATTAAGAATCCGAAGTCCACGATACCAGTGCATCGTCTAGCCCCGAAACGGCTACCAAAACCCTGAAGGGCTGGGGTTGTGATGGCCAGCCAGTCTGGGCCTCCTGCGAAGTTGTGGTAGTGGACATGGGAGCGAATAAAGACATCCCCCTTGGGCTGTAGCTCCTTTTCAGACCATATTAGGTTCCACAGGCGGTCTCTGGCCACTCCGCTATGCCGACCATGGGGAATGCCGCTAGAGCCTGCTGGGTGGTGTTTAAGATCAAAGACAACACCTTCTACGTCTACCCACTCATGTTCTCCGATTGTGGCGTCTACGCGCTCTGCGATAATATTTTCCCAGTCCTCCGAATCTCCCGTGTGGTAGGGCGTTCCCCTAGTGATAACAATCTTGCAGTTTTTGGATTTTGGGATTTCGCGGATGATTTTTACCGCCATGTCACACTGCTCTTCCATGTCGGTGGTGATTTGTTCCGTTCCCCCCGACTTCTTGCCTGTGCCGTCCACAAGATCCCCGTTGATAAAAATGATATCGTAGGGGCCGTTTTTGCGGATGTTCTGGCTATACCAGTTGTAGTAGGCTTTGTTGGCATTGACCCAGCGTGACCGCTCTTCGGCTGGTTCTTCTGGGAGATAGCCTTTCGGGGTTAACCCTACTTTGTGGCCGCAGTGGAAGTCCGATAGGACTGCTATTTTTTTGCTCATAGAGAGGTTGCTTGGTTGCAGAGATCTAAACACCGCGCATAGCCACAAATATCGGCCACACTGTCGCGATGGCGGGGTGAGTTGGTGAGTCTGGAAAGCTTGACCGCAATCATGCACATAGCTATTTGTTGCGGGGTCACATTGACTCCAAGGATGGCTCCCCACATCTTTGCTTGCTTGGTAAAGTCTTCAATCGGACTTCCGTAGTCGGTTTGGCGATCATAGGAAGTAAGACGCTTGGCAATGTCGCACACATCTTCTTTGTCCAACCTAACCATAGATGGGTAGAGACGCAAGGGTTTTTCTAGCCATTGGGCTACGGCGACCTCCGCTCTGGCTCCTTTGGATTTCTCCCACTTGGGAAGAAGAACCAACTCGTCGCATTCAAAAACCGCATCAATGTCCCTTCGGGCACAGTCCTCGATAAACTTGCTGTCCATTTGGGAGTTGTGGGGATCTAACCCTAGCTCTTGATCCATCCTTGCTGGATTGATCACTTTGTGCCCCGCTTTCATCAAAGCTTCTTCAGCTTCAAAAAAGGCAGGATGGTTGAGGCTCTTGTGACCGCGCATAGGGCCACAGATGTATACTGTAGTCATGTGTTGTGTTGGTGTGGTTGTTAAGAGTCTTTGATGATCTTCTTCAGATCCCCGTCATCTAAATCGTCATCCCCGTCCTCGTCCTCTTCTTGCCCGTAGAGGATGTCATGGATATTGGATACAATGCCTTCGATGGCGTAATCATTTCCGAACTTGAGGAAAGCGTTTTTGGTTTCGGGGCCGTCCTGAAAAGTGGCAACGACAAAGCCCGAATCAAAGTATTCAACCAAATCGCGACATAGTTTGTCCAATACCTTCTGGAGTCTCTGATCGTGAGAGGCCATAGACTTAGTCTAGCTGTTCTTTGCAATCTTTGCATATCCGAATAACTCCGACATTTCCAAGTCTGACCTGTTCAATATTATTTGACCCGCAATAGTAGCAGGATTTGACTTCGGGCTTTTTGGGATAGCTTTTCTTCTTGGGCTTCAACGGCTTACTCATTTTACTGCTTTTTTAAGACGGGTGATAAATTTGCGGTATTCTTCGGGATTGAGGTCATTCTTCCTTGGTGAGGAAATAATACGATGATCCAGCATCATGTCCAGTCCTATCCCCCATTTTTCCATCCTTGGCTTGATGTACTCAATGGCACTCTCAATCATATCGTCACTTAGAGGTTCCTTGTAGCTATCCCCCTCAAAGCTTACTCCGATGCTCCAGCTATTGGCGTCCTTCTTCCCCTTATAGCTACTGACCCCTGCATGCCACATCCGATCCGTGTCGTTACCAAAGACCGTCCTGCGCCCATCTCGCGCAATTAAACAATGGTAGGAGACCTTACTTGCGGGATTTTTGATCCAGCTTACTCCCCCTGCGTAGGTTCCCCCGCTGTGGTGGAGAACGATGGCCTGTGGCTTTATGGGCTTTCGGCTTTTGTTCGGGGTTGTGACCCTTGTCTCGCGATAGGTTTTCTTTTCGGGCTTCGGCTCTGTCACGAAGTTCGGTTTGGATACGGATGGCGAATTCGGCAAGGACGGCGCTTGGCCACTTTTTGACTCTAGCCCAAGTAGTTTCAGGATTGATTTCCACATGGGTAGACCCCATCAGGTTACCAGCAACACTTACGCCGCCCAATATCCCAATTCCTAGAAATCCGCTCTACCTCCGATTCGGTAGGACTTGGCAACCTTTCCATCATGGCCCCGCTTGATTTGGATTCCAACTTTGAGGGAACTGAATAGACGGACAAAGAAATTTCTGCGATCTTCTTTGGGCGGGATTGGGACGAGTATTGCTTTGAGGGTTTCATAGGATAGCCTCATTTCTTCTTGCGGCGAACGGGCTTCTTGATAGCGATAGCCCTGCGAACTTCGGTATAGGTAATCGGCCCAGCCACGCCGTCTTCATCAGTATGAACCAAGGCTTGGATCTTCTTAACACCCCTGACGTTCACTTCGTTTGTAACGTAGTTAACGATAGAAATAAGCAGAGCCACAATGAAGCCAGTAAGACTGACCTGATCAACGGACTCCGCCAACTTGGGATCAACCATGGCGAGGCGGGACACGATGGCGGCAACAACCATGGCAATGAGGGGGGTGATAACTCCACCCAGCTTACTTACTAGAAATGCGAGGATTTTATCTTTCATTTGGTTATTGCTCCAGCTTGTAGCGTTGAACCGCCGACTCAACAGTGAAACGAATCAGAGACTCCGAAGCACTGACACCTTGCTTTTTGGCAGCAGCAGTGAGCCTCTTGACTGCGGCCTCGCGCTTTTCGGCTCCCGTTTTGTCGGTGGAGGCCAACGATTGGACAATCTCCAAGGCAATCGGGAGAAGAACTGCTACCGAAGAGGAGGCAATTTCCCGAAGGACAGGAAGGAAGAAGTTGAAGACATTTGAGGTAATACCCCAGATTTTGGCAAAGAATGATTTCATGGCTTAAAGCTAGACTAGAATCCCTTGGATTTCAAGTAATCTTCGATTCTTTTTGTGCGTTCATCAATACGGGCTAGAGTCTCGGATCGGGCTTGGTTCTCTTGATTGATCATTTCAATCCGCGCATCCTGCTTGGCGTCATTGTTTTGGATGTGCCGCATTTGCTCTGGAAGGACGATCCAACCATTGAGAGCCGAAAACAAAGTAATCATTAGGGCGATGCCAGCGACCAACTCGCTCATAGTCAGCTTTACTCCGCGCTCCATCCCTCTCCGCCTTGGTATCTCTTCAATGCTCATAGTGCTACATTATATTAAGAAAGATAATCAATAATGGAAGCCACTTGATAGCGCCAAGGCCAGTCAATATATGTGGCTAGGTTTGCGGAATTGCCAGTATCTCCACGATATGCGGCGGCAATATGCCCCAAAGCTTGCTTTTCACTCCAGTCCGTAGTGCCCGCGCTCGATCCCGAAACGCCATCATAAATGGCCTTCCAGACATAGTTCTTTGGAAGGCTAATGTAATCTGCTTCGGTCTTGGGTGCGCCTGAAACTACAGCAATTTTTGCCCATAGATAACGTTCTGGGAGAGTAACGTAATCAGCGATACTGCCACTGCCAATAGCAAGAATCAGCCATTGGGCAAGCATGTACCTTCGGGGCTGATCTGCCGCCGAAGCAAAAGTAGCATTTAAAGTTGGAAGGGCCATAGTCTATGGAACCCTAGCAGCTTAAGCCATGCCCATGATACGCTCACCCATGCCAGCCATCGGGGACACGCCCGCTTCCATTTCGTCAGCGGCCTCGTCCTCCATCTCGTCTTCGTCTTCGGCCTCTTCAGCCGCAATCTCGACGCCAGCAATCATGGTGGGGACAAGGGAGTCGCCTTCAACACGGAAGGTAACAAGCTCTTCAAAAGTATCCCCGTCAGCAATATCGGCGGGAAGTTCGTAATCGGTAGGTTTGGTTAGTTTCATAATAGTTTCTATTCTCTCCTCATAGAGCTTGCCTTAGATTTTACTCCAAGGCAAGCCTTGATGAATAGAGACTAGCTATTAGCCCGCGAGGTAGCCATACCCGCTCGATGCAGGACATGCCACCAAGTCAGCCGCAAGGTTGCAGCGCAAGTGGAGGATGTAGTAGCCGAACTCAGGGAACACCTGTTTTGCGGCACACGCCATCTTCGCCCGCCAGTAACCGCTGTTTTTGTCAGGGTTACAATTGCGGTCGAACTCATTGATCCAGCGGAAATCGCCACGATAGTTTTGGGCATCGTAAACGAGTTTTCCAACTTTCAGGTTAGGATTCGGAACCAGCCACTCAACGGCCTTCGGATGGAAAACAACCGTGGAGGTGTATTTCGCAGCCTTGTAGGCGGGGTTGATGATGAACTTCGTGCCCTTGGTCGCGCCAGTCGTGGAGACATAAGGAGCAACTTCGGTATAACCACCAGATCCGTTGTCGTTGAAACGCTTCGGGAACGGACGGCTATGGAACACAAATCCACCGTAAGCCTTACGGGGAAGGAGCGAGGAGCCATTAGCACCAAGCAGATCATTAACACGATCACTCCAGCGGATGTCCTGACGGACATCTTCGTTGAGCTTGATCAGGTTCTCAATCGTGGCGCGTTCGGCAAACACGTTGAACACAGGCGAGCCGTCATCGGTCACCGCATCACCGTCATCACCAGCGTTGTTCTGGTAGAGACGATCATAGAGTTCGCGAAGGACGCCAACCGTGAGGACGGAGGTCGGGTTCGGCAGCGAACCAAAAGTCGATCCCGTGGACTCGGCAAGGCCAGGTTCCACAGAGACTTTCGTCACGGCTGCGTAGTAGTCGTTGTCATAACGCTCAACCCACTCTTTGTTAACGTTGTCGGCAAGGATCTTGATGTAGTTGTTGACATCGTCAATCGGGAACGCCGAAGTACGAACGTCTTCCAAGCAGATCCAGTTCGACTCAATCGCCTGATGGCGGAGCTTGAAAGTTTTCTGATCGAAGGCATAGCCAACGGTTTTGACGGGGGCCAAGCAGGAGTTGGCTTCGCCATCAACGCCAGTGACGCCGACATCTTCCCAACCGCTGCCAACGGCAACAGTGCGCTGGGCGATGGTGTTGGTGATAACCGCTCCCATATTGTCGGGGAAAGCGGATTGCGTTACGAAACGCATATAGGGATCTTTATAAAGACCCAAGCGATGTGTACCAAGAGCGATCCTGCCCGTTTCACGTTGAAATTGGTCAGAAATTGATTCGCAACTTGTAGCAATTTGTGCTGACATAATTTTATATCTTTCTAATTAAGTTTAAGTTTTGACGGCGCACGAATGCGTCATCGGTTGAATTCTGCTCCGCAGGCAGAGAGTTAGCGGAAATTAATTGAGAAAGCATTTAGCCAGCTAACACGGCGTTCGCGACCAACCCGAACTTATAGTCTTGGGCTACAAATACTATAACCTTAAGAATTTGTCAACATCTGATTTTTTAGAATCTTCCAACCATCGCATTCTTGTATTTCTCCGCGAAGCATTCTGTAAAATGTACAAGGAGACAATCCGCGCTCCTTGGCAAATGCAAACCTGCTTTTAACACCGCGAACAACCTCTCCTGTTAGGCTGTTAATAATATCGGGGGCTGGTGTCATTTTGGCCAACCTCATTTTCTCTACAGATTCGGGATTTTTCTTTTTGCCAAGATTTGCCCTTCGCAAAGCGGCCCGTTGGTTTTCGTTAATACACCTACCACGAAGCGCCTTGGACAATTTTGATACTTGTTCCTGAGTTAACCTTTTTCCCTTGTTTGCCTCGCCAATTTTCTTTCTTGTTTCCTCAGAAATAACCCGTCCTTTCAAAAATTCTGATATTTTACGGCGATGCTCTTTAGATTTTGGACGCTTTAACCCAGTTTGAGATGCCGCCATTTTAGCTCTGGCTTCTGGTGTATGCTTTTTGCCCAGCCTAGGATGGTTTTCTTTTATCAGTTTGGCAAGATGGTCTGGCTGCTTACCCCTCATCCTTTCCGACATGGCCAGTCGTTGGGCTTCTGGCATGGGGCCGAACTTCTTTCCTTTTCTGCCCAAGGAGATCTTTTTTCGGGCTTCGGCGCTCATCCTTGCCCCATTGTGACCACCCTCCATCATATTGTAGTTAGTGGGCAATTCCGCCCACCACA